CACGCTGAGGGTAAGCCTTCCAACTGTCACTAACTAAAGAAGCTCGATTACCAGTGGCCTGTAACATCGTCAATATCGCAGGTGCTTGGTCCGCAGTAGAATAAAACGCAGCATTCAAATGATCTATAAGGATCTTATTAAAGTCTTGAGGATACACTCTAAAGAATACATCATATTTCTTAGTCATATAATCGTATAATCTAGAGCGTATATCAGAATATAAATTACGCGTTTGTGCGCGACCAACAGCATAACCACAAGCAACTCCGTACAAATGACTATCCATACGAACTTGTTTACTGGTGACAGGAATAAATTTCAATAACCACTCTGGGACAAAGGGCCTCAACAAACTGTTCCACCCTGTGGGCAATTCTACTAAAGTAGTACCCCACGGCGTATCGTCATAAGAGTCTATCAAACTATTAATCGGTCGGACCATTATGACATCCATCCACCCTATAGTACTAACAACGGCCCATGATATACCCGCTCTACTACCTGGTCTATGTAACCAATCTAAAGCACTATGTTGATGCCACTCTTCTAAACACTCATCTGCTCGATCACGAATCTCCGATCCATTACGAACCCAACCACCCTGTTTAGTTTGTCCACAAAGACCGATAAAACGCTTAGCGATTACAATCGCTGGTCTATTGTTTATAAACCGACTCAAAGTCTCCGGCGTTATTTGATCATGTTCTAAACAATAAACATCGGTCATTAACAAGGCGTCCGCATCAACAACAAGTGCCCCATTTGTTACATACCCCTGCGTATTAAACTCATCTGTAGGCGCACGCAATACATCTTGGCCCACCATCGGCTTATAATACGTAGACAATTGAAACATTTTTGGAACTTTCAACTTCCACCACATATTATAAGTACGCCGGGAACCATAAACGTCACATACACGAAACCAACGTTCACGCGCCATTATAGATAAGCTATTAACGATAGCTAATTCTCGCATAGCTGCTGAAACACCATGAGGATTCGGATTCCTAGGTCCCGTTTTAACATAACCAAAGTTCAATTCCGCCAAACCCTTCATGGTAGCTGTATCGTTCTCTGGAACCAAAACGCGCCAAGTAGTACATCTTTTAATAAAGTGCAAAATCTCTTTCTCGACCGCATCTGTATCAACCTCTACTATACTACTATGAGCAACACTAACGCTCGAGTCATCATCGCTAACATTATCACCACTCGAACCACCACTCGATGCATCGTCAGCTTTCGCTAACTTATCATCTACAGTCCCTGGTAAAGGTACATTATTTATTAGATAATGTACTAGATCCGACATAATTCGGCACAAAGTAGGGTCAGAAACAGTTACATTTTTGGTAACCATCCCCAACCACTCATTAACCCTCTCAGGATAAGTACCTTTCAATTGCCAAGGGTTGGATAAGGTCAAATCTCGCTTTACCAAGTCAAAACACGTCCTCATAGCATCTTCGTCCACCAATCTCAAATCTTGATCGCGAAACACGACATCAAAAGTCAAAGTTTGATAAGGATGAACTATCTTCAAGGTCGTATTACCATTCAAAGCATGCATTATTTCATTCCAATGGGTGGCCAAAAAGGCACTCCACCCAAACCCTGGTGCTTTCAAATGAGTCAACGTAATCAACATACGATCTAACTGATGGGTCACGGCAAAGTAACTATCACGAACTTTAGAAAAGCCCAAAACTAAGTTGAACATTTCCCACTCTCCATTCTTTAAAGGCCCTGGATGACTAATCACAACTAAATTGTAATCTCGCATCTGTCTCATCAAAGTCTGTAACGACGAATTATCATCAAACATCATACCCGTGTGTTCACTAGATATAAAGCATACCGGCCCCGGATTCTGCTCTATACCAGCACACACCAACTGATCCCGTATCTGCACTGTTGTATTATACCCCAAAACTGGGGTAGAAGAAAAAGAAGAAGAAGAATAAAAGGACAAGTAACGCACCATAGTGCGCAAAAGATCATGTAGAGCCTCCCAAAGGGAGAACATCG